ATACATTGTGCTTGTGCAAAGTTTGGTCGTTGTGTCCAAGCGTGACTTGTTAAAGCCGTTAAAGCTAAAACAAACGATAATAGAATTTTTTTCATCATTTACCTCTATGTTGTTCTGTAAGTGAATACATCATCAATTTCACCGGTTTTAGGATAGAATATCAAAACACCATCATGCTCTTGAATTAACTTGGTGTTGTGTGTATCTTGTAGTGTATTTATAAAAGCATTCCAATCCACATCAATTACGAACCTTTCATCTAGTTCTCCTTCACGGAATCGTGGGTTTTCTGGTGACCTGAAGTTCCGAATATCATCACAAACAATAACATCATTTTCATAATTAGGTTTCAATTTCTTAATTAATTCAATTTCAGGAATTAACGGAATACGATGTTCTTCTGAAGTATCATCTGTTCCATAATAATCAGGAAAGTGTGCATCCAACCAGAACAAAGTCTTTGCATTGATTGTTGGTAGTGCATTCTCAAAGAAAGCCAAACTTTCCGAATGGACAATGTTTGCTTGGGGATATTTACCTTGACATTCTGTAACATATTCTTGACCAATATCACATGAAGCAACATCCGAATAGCCACTTTTGTAAGCATAACCAATACCATCACCATGCCATGATCCAGTTTCTACAAATTGGGTGAGATTGAATTTTTGTCTATAACTACCGATATCAATATGAGATAACCAAGTCATAATTTACCTTTATAAAAATTAATTGCTTTCACCAAACCTTCAATGTGGTCTTGTGTTTTTTGTTTGAACAATAATGGTTGTTCATCTTCTACTGCCATAATGATTACTAGATTATCAATTGGTGTGCCAATCATTTCTTCATACATCAAAGAATATGCAGCCGTCTGCCAATAATAATCTTCAATATCTTCACTTTGTTTAATTCGTTTAGATGTTTTGAAATCAATCACCGATAATACACCATCAAACTCACCAATACAATCTACACGACCTGCCATGCCTAATTGTTTAGACCACAAAGCACATTCTTGGTAATGAATATTGTTAATACGATTGAGTAATGGTTTTAATGATACAAACATTTCAAAGGCATCAGGTCTAACGCCTTCTTTTTGACTTAGGTTGGTTTCATTATTTAAGTAGTATTCACATAATGTATGCACACCTGTACCACGACTAGTTGCTTTCTTTGATACACGATTGGCTTCTTCTTCACCAACTCGCTTGCGCCATCGCATAATGGCTTCTTTCTTTTGGGCGCCAAGCACAGTAGTCACCGATGGTAATCTAGTACCATCTTCTAATGTGTAGTATCTTTTTCCATCGGGGAATGTTTCTGATTTTAAATCTGGTAATGATTTAGGTGGGCAATAATTGAATGTCATTATGTAAAGTATGAGTTCTCATGAGGATTATATGATTTATGTAGGTCTTGTTTGGATAGTTCTTTTTCTTGTTTAGCAATTTCTTGTAACTGCTCTTTAATTCTGTCCTTGTTCTGATATTCGTAATACAACCGCTGTTGTTTGGACATTCCTCTTTTTTTGCTCATCAAAACTCCTATTGTTATTATTATTGTTTAACAGGCGAGGAATTTTTTCTACGGGGGCAATTTTGTTATCAAATTTGACTCCTTCGTAATGCTGAATTGTTGAAGAAATAGGATTTATTACCATTCTCTTTGCATCTTAGTTTTGTGGCCGGATTTAATAGTATTACCTGGTACCGATTCTTTAATACGATTAATTACATACTTCTCNAAAGTTGAATCTGCTTTACCCATTCCCGGAACAGATAAACGAGAACCATCAGAATAAACTGGAAAGTTCTCGGCAAAAATATGTTGTTCTAAATGGGGATTTTCGACCTTGAATTGGTCAAGAATCGTATATGACATACGATGTTCTTCTACCTCTTTGGTGTTGGTATTAACAAATGTATATGTTGGCATTAATAAGTCAATCCTAATTCTTGGTTAGTATCATGTAGTTTTTGCATCATCATTTCATTAAACCATTTTGGTCTATTCCTACTATTTATCTTACCTTTCCATGACCACAAATGTTGTTTATTCATCACATAATAATTATGATATGATTTTAATGGGTCACCAGGTACTTTACATTCATCAGGCATAGCAGGTGTAGGACCAGTAAATGATTTATTGGGAATGTTTTTTGGTGTATTGAAGAATAATTCTTTCAGAAGGCCACTAGATTCTACTTTATGAATCTTGCCGTAACGATAGGTATATTCTTTGCAACAGGCTTGTAGTAGTTTACTTAGCCAAATATAGTTTGAATCAGACTGGCGACACCAGATAGCTGAAGGATGATTAACATGAGTAGCGGAATACAAAATAGATTCACGGTCGTCAGGAAGAACATAACGTTTTACATTACGACCGGTTTTAGATTTTACAGTTACTTCTTGGCCATCTAATACACGGTGGGCCGTGGATAAAAGCTGGGAATATTCTAAAATCATTTTTATGCAATGCGAATCTACATGGTATTGTGCGCATTTTGTTACATCATTATCAAGATAAAAGATATTCAATTTGTTTCTTCTTTCAATTTACTATAAAATTTAGCTACCATAATAAGTTCATCTATTGTTGCATCTCTTTTTAAGAGATTTGCTCTTGTTGAAACTACAATAATATTTTCTTTAATATAACCTTTGGTGTTATCAATTCTATCAATACTTGGAGCGTTATAATGAGATTTTCTATCTCCAGTTTCCAACTTTATTCCTAAAACAGGACAAAAATCAGGAATAATAATATCATCCATTGTTATTGTGTGTTCTAAACCTGCCAATTTGGCTCTTTGTTTAGAATTGTTTAACATATGCCTTGTTGGGTGATATTTCCAATTATCTTTTCTTCGTTGTGTTTCTTTTTTTGCCCGTTCAGCTGAGCAAGATTTACACCTATCTCTAATACCTTGGGTGGGATCTTCTTTTACTTTATATGAAAAATATTTTTGTGCAAGAAGTTTTTTGCAACCTACACAAATAACTTTAGGTCTTGGTTCGCCGTGTCCGTTTTTACCAGTTCTTGCCATCTGTGGCATTGATTTTTTCATAATAACTCCTGTCAGTATTCTTATAATTATATTTATAAAAATATGAGTTCTGACAATTCATAATGTAATTATACTACAATCAAGTTTAAATGTCAATACTTCCAATCGGTACAATACCCGTGCTTCTTCAACTTCTGTAAACCTTTTTCACATCTTTCACCAATGTCGGTACGATACTGTGGATCATTACCAAGTTTAACCATCTTCACGTGTTTGTATGCCATATCTTTGGCTTCGCTGATAGTTTTACCGGTGCCTGTTAATACAACAATGTAGGACCCAGCCGACCCAAGTTCTGGAATATTCTCACAGAGTTCACCATCAATCATCTTCATTGTCTTGGACAATTTCATTTCACATGGATGTAAATTTTGGTGTGGAACTCCATCAGTCAATACAGGGAAGTCCAAGTATTCTTCTTCTTCACGCTTATTGAATGGGAAATCGGCATTGGCCATAACAACACCAACACAAGTTCCTTCTTCTACTTCTAATGTATTTTTACCGTTGATACAATCAAGCATCCATTCGGCAGGATCCTCATTCTTCATGAGTGGTTGCATAATGTTCCACATCGGATAACCTGGTCGAGCAGTCCATTCCATTGGCCATGGTGTGCCATCTTTTTCATCAATGATACAGTTCATGTCTAACATACCAACATAACCAATCTTCTTTAATTCTTTCTCCATTGGTTTCATTAGAATGTCAGCAATCTTGGATTGTTTAGTGTAACGGGTAACAGTTCCCATTTCACCTGTGTTTACACCAAGGTCGCCATTCATTTGCTTTTTGAATTCCCAACCTTCACACCAAAAATCCATCCAACCAGCAGGACCAAAAATACCAGTCACAGCAATTTCAGTACCACCTTTGAATTCTTGGAGAATGAAATACGGTGCTTGCTTTGATTTCTCTTTACGCTTCGTTAAGAAACCAATGAGGTCTGCCTCATCTTTAGCAACATAAGAAAGTGTTTTATCTTCTTCTTCGCCGCATGGTTTGCAGACATAACGCTTTGGGTTCTCTTTAACGAACTTAATAGCGGCATCATAGTTTTTAAATTCATGGGAAGGAATAATTGGACCACCGAATGCTTTGATAACATTCTGACCATACATACGGTCAAGTTCCAATTTGGCAGACTTTTTACCTGGACCAAATACAGGATAACCTTCGTCAATTAACTTCTGAATGTCATCCATGAACTCTAAATTGTCCGCACTGAAGATTAAATCGGCGACCTTAACATAAGTTTTCCAATTGGTTATCTTATCAACCAGACCTTGTCCAATGTGCGAGGCACGACTGCCTTTGGTATAGAGTTTAACTGTATGACCTGCCGCTACACATCGGAGGCACCAATCAAGAGTAAGACCGCTCGGATCAATAACGAGTATAAACATGAGAATCCTAATAAAGGGTTGAAGATTATCCCTTTATTTATTCTTTTGGGACTGGTGTTCCTGTGAATAACTTTTCAGTATATTCATCTAAATCTTCTTCAAGAATATCCAAATTAACAGTTCTTTCAAGTGAAAGGTACTTACTTTTATCAAGATAACCTGCTATCTGTAAGAATTTGGTCATATTCCCAAGAATAAAAACCAAATCATCTGTATCAAATTCTTGAATGATTTTTGAAGCACCCCCAAAAGGGATAGCCTCATCTTCACATATTAACTTGAATTTACTCATAGTTTTGGAATGGACGCCAATACATCATCAACTGGTGGTTTTTCTTTCTTACCAGCTGCAATGCGACCATTCACTTTAGCAATATCTTCAGCAGAAACAACTTGCAAAGCTAATTGTTTGAACATTGCATAAGAATCTGTTACTTTAATGGTACGCTTACCGCCAACCGATGCTTGGTCAGGAAAAGCAATTTCACAACCACCTGTGCGTAAAGGAGCAATTTCCATTACCGTATCTAAATTAATAATAACTTGACAACCTTTTTCTACATCATTCACTTCAACAAATAACGACATTATGCTTCTCCTTTAGGTTCACGAATTTTAGCCAACTTGGCATTTTTTTCTGCTACTTCAGCTTGAATCATCATACCTTTCCAATGACCACGCTTACTAGTAGGTAGGCTTGAAAGAATCCGCTTGGTTTCTTTACTTAATTTAAAATCTTTATTTGTCATTTGTTTCCCTTGTCGCAGTCCTCTACTCGGATGAGATATACTGTATTAGTGGCAGGTCTTACAAAGTAACATTCGCCTTTAATATTCCACACTAAATGGTTTTGAATACCACCTTTGTATTCTGTTAATGGCGGATTCTCCATAAAGAATGCCACGGCAGCAACAATGAAGCTGCCGATAATAACACCAAAAAAATAACCAGCAAAGTTAATTGCTTTGATTTTATCCAAAAATTTTGTGAACATCAAATATTCCTTTATCAATAAGATATGTTAGGCTAACACAGAATACTGCCAAGGTCAATAGAAAAATGGTAAACTTTGCTGATTGTTCACGAAAATGTTCCACTTCCAATTCAAGCATATCTTTCTGTGCCTCTAACATATAATTGTCGGGGTCATCCATCAATTCAATAGTTTTCTTAGCACCAGCCAATAATCTCTTGGCCTGCCAAAGGTAATAATAAGGTATCATTTTAGTCCCACAATGCTTGATAATATCTACCAAATAATTTAAAGCCATTTGCTTTACGTTTCTGGTGTGCCTCTAAACCTTCTTTGTTCATTTTTATTTTACTTACATACTGACCATCTTTATTCCATGGAAATTTTTCATCGCCACATTCTGAATGGTCAAAGAATTCTGCTTCATCATCATCTTTGAGTTGTTGTTCAAAGGACCAAATCATTTCACTTAGAATCCAATCCCAACGCATGAAATGTAAACTGTCGGTGTCCCATTCATTCTCTTTTGGTTGTGCCATGTAACTACGCAGATACTCTGGTACATCATCATCTTCCGTATAAGGTGCACCGTGTTTATCTTTTTGTAATTGAACTAACATTGGATGAATGATGTAAGCCAAAGAATGATCCATCGACCATGTATCCCAAAAGTCAATCTTTACATAGTTAAACCGTGGATGAATAAAGTCTAAAACTTTTTGACACACTACACAAATAGGTTCTAAAAAGTTAACCCACTTCACATAAGGATTGTTGGGTTCATCATTTAGATTGTAAATTCTATCTTCATCTTTTTCCCAAAAGCAAATCTTTTTAAGAATAATATAAGGTGACAACCAATGATTACGATAGTTACTTAATATTACTTTCATTTTTTATTCCTCTCAACGTGCCATTTACATAGGTCTTTATAATACTTTAATTCTTTTTCGTAATATTCTACTTGATTTTCTAATATTGTGGCAATAGGCGGTTGGTTATCTTTTCTTAGGAGATAACCAATCATCATACCAATAAAAAGAGCAAACAATAATTCAAACATTAAATCTCCAAATATTTCAATTCAAACTCTTTTGCTCGTTGCTCATACTTAGCATAACCTCTAGGATTACAAACAACTCTGGTATCACCCATCATGTAATCTGATACATTATGCATATGACCGTGGCACCATAACTTAATCTGTGGTCGATCCAAAATCAAATCAGTTAAATCAGAATGAAAGGCACCATTCATCAATGTATCATGTTTATACGATTCAGCAATACTCAATGGCGTAGGAGCATGATGCGTAACGACCACAAACTTTCTATCTTTACCGCCATAATCCGCAGTAGCAATCTTTATGTAGTCTAACATTTTTTGATGGTCTTCCACAGAATCTTCTGGCGACCAACGTGAAGCTTTTTCATAGTGGTCAACTCTTTCAATAACCAAATTGCCTTCAGCATCTTTTAAATGCAAACCAGAACCATCTGGATTCTTGGCATAAATTACATTCTTATGGTGNGTCATACGATTACTATTNTTNATTANCTGAAANTCATTCATACGCTGGCCACAATGCCACATAGTCAAGGAATCAGACTTATTCATATCAGTCCATAGTGTACCACCAACAAAAGTAATATCTTTATACTCCCAAGTTTCTTTCTCCAGAAGGTGAACATTAGGCAAATCTGCTA